GCAAATATAATAAGAGAAAATTCAGAAAATAAATTACCTAGCGCACCAAGAATTGCTGTTTACTTAACTGGCTTAGAGTTAGACAAAGATAGACTTACTGATGCAACTTATACTCGTAAAACAAATATTAGAGAACGTGCTTATGACGAAACTAATCAAGAATATCTTAACTATCAAGGTAAAAATTATACTGTAGAGCGTTTAATTCCTACACCGTATATGATGAGAGTCAATGCAGACATATGGACAACAAACACTGATCAAAAATTACAATTACTAGAACAAATTTTAGTATTGTTTAACCCTAGTTTAGAAATGCAAACTACTGACAATTTTATTGATTGGACAAGTATTACTGTTGTTAATTTAGAAAATGTGCAATGGTCAAATCGAAGTGTACCAGTTGGAGTTGATTCAGAAATAGACATTGCTACATTAACATTTAGTGTTCCAATTTATATTAGTCCGCCTACTAAAGTACGTAAAATGGGTGTTATTACTAATATCATTACTAGTATGTTTGACGAAGATAGGGGAACTATTGAAGATGGAGTTACTGCTCCACAATTAAATCAGTTCGATGATTATCCAACATCTGGTATAACTTCAAACGAGTTTGGAAATCTTGCGCAAACTAGTATTGCAGATAATACTGCTAATGTAAATTATAACAAGTATGGTGTTTACTTAGATACTGACACAGCGCAACTTTATTCTAATGGTATAGTAGGAAATAGAAACTGGAGAGAAATATTTGAAGCACTTCCAGGTACATATGCAGCCGATGTAAGTCGTATATTTTTAACCAATCTAGATAACGATGCAACAGTTACAGGTACATTTACACTAAGTCCATTTGACGAGGGCAAAATTTTAATTAATTGGGATGCTGATAGTTTTCCAACAGATACAGTGATAGATGGTAGAACTACTATTGATTACATAATTAATCCTGTAAGTTTTAACCCTGCCTCTATAAAAATATCCGGTTTAAGATTATTGTTATTAGAAGATTTAGGAGATCCTAATGCCATTAATATTCCGGTAGCGTGGCAAAATACAGACGGCACAGGATTAATAGCAAAAGCAAATGATATTATAGAATGGGATGGTGCAAAATGGAACATTGTATTTGATTCAAGTTCTGTGTCTGCTACAACTTATACAACAAATCTAAATACAAGCGTACAATATAGATTTAAAAATGGCGAGTGGTTTAAGTCTGTAGACGGTGATTATCCAGTTGGGTCTTGGCGCATAGAGCTTGCCGGCTAATTACATATATGAACAAACATATTACTTGTAGTGGAGCACTATTCTACACTCTCCAGTCTAATCGTTTTTTATTTTTACATAGAGCTAACGGCAAGCGTAGCAATATGTGGGGATTGGTCGGAGGCACTAATGAAGGTGCAGAAACACCCTGGGAGGGATTAAAAAGAGAAATTGAAGAAGAAATTGGATTTTTGCCTGATATCAAAAAAACTCTTCCGTTAGAAAGTTTTATAAGTGCAGACAGTAAATTTTATTTTCATACATACCTCTGCGTAGTACAACAAGAATTTATTCCTCAACTCAATTCTGAACACGACGGTTATGCTTGGTGTTCATTTACAAAATGGCCTAAACCGTTACACCACGGATTACGCAACACACTTCAAAGTAAAATTAATTTATCTAAGTTAGAAACTGTTTTTCAAACTATTAATTTACTTGACACTTAATACAAAGTAAAGTATAATAAACTTATGAAAGTCTTAGTTATTGGCGACATAATTACTGATAGATATATTTACGGTACTTCAGAACGTCTAAGTCCCGAGGCACCTGTGCCTATTGTTAGACAAAAACGTATTGAAGAAACTGTAGGCGGAGCAGGATTAGTTTACGAAAACTTAAAAAGTTTAGGTGTAGATGTAGAACTTTATGATAGCGGCTGGCGCAGGAGTTTAAAAACTCGTGTAATTTGTGATGGACATTATGTTACACGCATAGACGATGACTTTATTGTTCCAGGTAACGAATTCCTAGACAATATAAAACTTGTTAACTTTAGCAAATACGATTATGTAATACTAAGTGATTATAATAAAGGTACATTAGACTATGCAATTGAGATCATTGCACACATTAACAAATTTAATTGTAAAGTTATTGTAGATCCTAAACGTCAAGCTAGACATTATGAGGGTGCTTGGTTAGTTAAACCTAATAGTTCTGAATTTGAAGGCTTAGGATTTACAAAATGGCTAGGTAATATTATAACTACAAATGCTGCTAATCCTGTAATAGCAGAAATTGACAAAGAATATTATACTGTATCAGTGGACCCTGTAGAAGTATCAGACGTAACAGGAGCAGGCGACTGTTTTTTAGCAGGGTTTGTATATGGGTTATCTAGAGGATATAATTACAAAACTTGTTTAGAGATGGCAGTTAAAGGTTCTACAAAAAGTGTAAAGCATACTGGTACTTATATTCTTAAAGTAGAAGATTTAGAAGAACGTGTCATTTTTACAAATGGAGTGTTTGATATATTACACAAAGGACATTTTGAATTATTAAATGAAGCACGTAGTTTAGGCGACAAATTAATTGTAGGTATTAACTCAGACGCTAGTGTAAAGAGATTAAAAGGCGAATTACGTCCAATTAATGATGTTACAAGACGAATTGCACAGTTAGAAATGTTACCTTGGGTAGACGAGGTAGTTGTGTTTGAAGACGATACTCCATATAATTTAATTAAAAAAATAAAACCACACACTATAGTAAAAGGTGGTGATTATACTATAGATACAGTTGTAGGAAATGATTTAGCTAATGTACATTTAGTAAAAACTGTTGAAGGTTATTCTACAACTAGCATAATAGAGGCAGCATTATGAAAATATTAGTAACAGGATACAAAGGGTTTATAGGTGCAAACATTGCACAATATTTACAAGCACAAGGCCACGAAGTAGAAGGATGGGACTATGTACCCAATGCTATTCCAGATCCAGAAGGCTATGACTGGGTAGTACACTTAGGTGCAAATAGTTCTACAACAGAAACAGATGTTGAGCTTATATTAGAACAAAATTTAGAAATGAGTACTAGACTTGTACAAGCTTGTGGTCATTTTGGTGTAAATTTACAATATGCATCTAGCGCAAGTGTGTATGGTAGCTGGAAACCTACACATTTTAAAGAAGATGGACCTCTCTTACCACAATCTCCATATGCTTGGAGTAAGTATTTGTTTGACAGGTTTGTAAATCAATATAAAGACGAATTTGATATTACAATACAAGGCTTCCGTTATTTTAATGTATACGGACAATACAATGAAGAACAAAAGGGTAATATGGCTAGTCCGTTTACTAAGTTTACAAAACAAGCAAAAGAAGAAGGTTACATTGAATTGTTTAAAGGTTCAGAAAACTATTTAAGAGATTTTATTTGTGTAGAAGATGTTTGTCGTGTACACGAAAAGATGTTTGACGTTAAAGAATCAGGTATTTGGAATGTAGGAACAGGTCGTGCAGTAAGTTTTAAAACTGTGGCAGATTGTATATCAAGAAAATACGGATCAACAATTAGCTTTATTGAAATGCCAGAAAATTTAAAAGGACAATACCAAGAGTTTACTTGTGCAAACTTGACCAAGCTAAACAATACTATAGACATAGAATGGACAAAAATAGAGGATTATATAAATGCAGCGTCTTGAAGGATTTGTTAAAAAAGGTTGGGGCTACGAATTAATTTGGGCTACTAACGACAAATACTGCGGTAAAATTTTAGTATTTGAAAAAGCAGGAAATATGTTTAGTATGCATTTCCATAAAGAAAAAGATGAAACTTGGTTTGTAAATTCTGGTAAATTTAGAGTGCGCTGGATCGATACAACAAACGCTAAACTTCACGAAAAAGATTTAGGTGAAGGCGAAACCTGGCACAATCCTCCATTGCAACCACATCAGATAATAGCACTTGTAGACGGTAGTAGTCTTACTGAAGTAAGTACAGCAGATAGTGTTGAAGACAACTATCGTGTTGCACCCGGAGACAGTCAAAGAGCACAAGAAGAATTAGAGAAAGACGAATCAAATGGCTGAAATTTATTGGGGTGATGAATCACAACAACCAAACTATATTGCACCTAAATGTGTTGTAGGATTAGATCGTGATGGTGTTATAAACGTAGACATTGGCGACTATGTTTATAAAATAGAAGATTTTGAATTTGAAGAAGGAAGTCTAGAAGCAATAGTAAAACTTAGACGTTTAGGCCATAAGGTTGCTATTATAACAAATCAAGGCGGCATTGAAAAAGGTATATACACCCAAGACGATGTTGACACTATACATAATTATATGCTTGACGAATTTGGTAAGGCTGGATGTAGCAGTATTGATGGCTTATACTACAGTGCAAGTAGTGCCAAAAATGATATGTATGCAAAACCAAATATAGGAATGTTTAAACGCTGTGAAAAAGAAGTTCCGCACGTAAAATTTTCTAAAGGATTTTACGTAGGCGATAGGATACGCGACTTAAAAGCAGCAATGAAAATAGGCGCAAGACCAATTCTAGTGCGTACTGGGCACGGTAAAGAAACAGAAGAATTAATTAACAAACGTTTTACATATCAAAAGATAAAAAAAGCGACAAAAGTTTTTGACAACCTAGCCGCTTTTGTTGATTATTTAGAAACGCTTTAAGCCTGCGCTTCACCCCATCTTAAAATTAAGTTAGCATCAATAGGGCTACCACTAACTTTATATACGTTAATTGCAAGCACATCAGGACCGTTTGGATATGTACCTCGGCCTCCTAATGGTGTGTTTGTTAATTCTTTCAATTCTGAAAAATCAACAGTTGCTCTTTCTCCTGGAGCAGCAATAAACGAAAATACTGTTTCCCCCGGTTCTGCATATTGTGCAGTACTTAGATTGAATACCGTATTAGAACCTGATGAAATACTTTGTGTGGATGTAGCATTGTAAAATACTTCATAGAAGGTTGTCCCACCATAGGTAATTTCATTTATTTGAGAAATTCTTGTACCTGCTGGCCAACTAGTATCACTACTATCAACTTCTGTATTTAACCCTACTCCGGCTGCTTCAGCAGCTTGCCAACTTGTTTGAGTATATGGCAGGTTGTTTGTTTTACCATATGTGGATCCAGTTCTTGCTCTAGTCATTGTGACTGTTTGAGTACCGCTAACGTCATTGCCGCCGGGCCCATTATAATCATTACTGACAGTTATTCTTGCAAAATATTCAAAATTGCCATAGCTACTTAAACCATATTCATTATAATAACTTATACTTTGAATGGTTGTTCCTCCTGGAAAACTACCAGTCGAAACGCCTGTAATAGTGTCACCAACATTGATATCGTTATTAAGAACGTCATTTGTAGTAATATAAAATCTGTCATTACCATCTTCTAATGTGTCTTGGTTGTTATTGCCTATTCTCTGTTGTAGATTAAATGTTCCACTTATTGCGCCTGCTACAACTGAATTACTATCAGTTACAACATTTGCCGTACCCCAGTTAATGCCGCCGCCTGATGCAATTTGTGCAAAGCTAGGCTGTCCACCTTGTGCAAGTCCACTTAGTCCTGACCAGTTAACATCGGCCGGATTTTCAGGATAGTTATTAGGATTAAGCACACCTTCAACAACAATGCCGCCCAATGCAGTATAATCTGAAGTAACTTCTAAACTCTGTAACAGTAACTGGGCTCTGTTTAGTAGTTCACGCTCGCCTAAATCACCAACAAGAGCGTTTGATACTGAAGGTGACAGTCTAATCAAGAATGCTGTTTGTTTAGTTGTACTAACTTCGATTCCTGTTTCAGCGTATGAGAAAATGTAACCACGATCTTCGTCAAAACCACCGTCTGTTAGGAACGCAGAACCCCAGTGGCTAATTAATGGTGTAATAGTTTGTGAAATTAATATTACACCTGTTCTTGCTAGATGAGTTGCAGCAGCACCTGCTACATATTGTCTAGTTGCTCCTGCTTGGAAATTCTCAAATGTTGCACCTCTAATACAACCAGTTAATCGATTACTTGTATCATCTTTTCCGGTAAAGTCTATAATTTCATTATCTATATACACAGTTCCTGATTCAGGAAAGAAACTACTGTCAACTAATGGTATAAAGTTTTGATCAGAGGACATATCTGCTGCAAGTTTGCCGTTTGGTCCTTCGTTTGTAACTTCATAACGTACAGGCAAGTTACCTGAACGCATAAATGCTTCTGTGTTTACGTTTGAATTACGCATTCTGTGACAGAATACAAAATTACCATCTGAGCCACGTAACATAAAATCAATAAATCCAGCACCGTACCAACTGTATTGAATACCAATCATCTGCATCTTAGCAATATCAATATCGTATCCGCTTGGCCCTGTACCATCTAAACGATCTAGATTAAAATCACGCTGTTTAACTTTTTTGTCTACAACAAGGTTAGCTTTAGTACCAGTAATATTAACAACGCCGCGCCAGTCCGGAGTAACAGTTAGTTCTGTTTGACTGTTTACGTGTGTAACAACGTGTGTCATACCTTTGATAATAATCCTATCCCCTGCATTTAACTGGTCACGGAATCTTGTGTTTGTACCTGTTACTAAGTTGTCATCTACTTGCATAGCAATAGTGCCTGCTAACTGACGTGTACCTGTACGCTGATTTACACTTACATTTGTGCCGTCGTATTCCCAGAAAATACCATTTTGATCATCAAAGATACCCGAACGTACTGTAGCACCGTGCCAACTAACAACACTCATTTGGGCTCCAAAACCGAGCACCGCATTTGTTGAACCTAATCTACGTTGTGCTCTAATTTTAAACGTTCTTTCGTCAACAATTTCTGCAACTTCATAATCAAATCTTGGAGGAACTGCTGTTTCATTTCCGCTGTTATAACCTGGAGTTTCTACACCTAGTATTCTAATTATACCACCTTGTTGTACGCCGTGATCATTGTCATCAGTTACTACAGTAATTAATGATCCTACTTCAACGTCTTCTGCTGTTAAGCTACGCAAATCGTATGATGGTGCAAATAGCGCACCAGTAGTATACATAATACCTTTACCTGACTGGTAACGAATATACTTTTTACGTTGACGTATTGCTTGCGCACCGTGTTGCGGGCCGCCTGTGCCTAACTGCACACCACCGTCATATGGTCTATGAATAAAGAATGAATCCGGTCTTGGATATACTGACCCTTCGATAGGTAGAGAATTAAGTGTTCCAGTGTCTATAGTTCCTTCTGCTCTTGCTTGGAATTCTAAAGTATCAATAGCAGGAATATTTGTTACAATATGTGATCCTGCCGCAAGATTGTGATTGTTTACGCCGTCATCTGATGTTATAGATGTAATAAAAGTATTTCCAGGAACAAGTCCGTGTGCATTTGGAAACTGTACTTGTAAAGTAGCTAACGCACCATATGTAATAGCTGTTGCAGCAGGCATAGCAGCAGTTGATGCTTCAGACATAGTTATTGTTGATATTAAATCAAAATAATTTCCGTATGCTGCTTCTTCATAACTTAACTGGGTGCTTGTAATTCCTCCAGAGGGATTTACATTTTGTACACGAATTATTAAATCATTTAATGGTGTTATTCCACCTAATTGACTACCAGGAATTACAATTCTATTACCAATTTCATAACCAGTACCGTTATTAGTAATCAAAAGATTGCTATACTGTGCATTGTCTCTTAAAATACTAAATTCTGCGTTAGATCCTGTATTAGGATCATTTACGCCTAACACGTCAATATAAATTCCGATTGGCTCGTAACCAGTACCACTAGTTGATATTCCGGTTATATTTCCTGTAACTAAGCTATCAATACTAGTTACTGTAATTGTTACATCATTGGCTGGAGATTCTCCGCCAAATACTGTTCCTGCAATAACTAACTCTTGTCCAACATTGTAGCCGCTTCCTGGAGTTTGTAAATCACCTACATACACTGCTGCGTTTTGACTTACATTAAATGTTGCTCCTGTACCTATTATATGTATAGCTGCTTGTTCTACAGTTTCACCATTAAAAGGAGTTCCAGATACTGTAAAATTAGTAATAGATCCATTGCCATCAACGTTATCTATAACAATAGTACAATCGTGAGTAGGTGAAAGGCCGCCTAAATCTGTGCCAGCTATTGTAAAATTTTCTGTTGCAAGATAGTTTACACCTGCATTTACAAATTCAGCTGAATATGTTGTACCGCTAGATGTAATATTAATTATTGCACTAGCACCAGATACAGACGTTGTAGTATATGTTACTCCGAAATATTCTCTAAAACTGTTAGGAGCAGTACCAGCAGTTGAAATTGAAGTAATGCCGCCATTTACATCTACTGCATCTACTGAAATATATAATGCTTGCACAGGGCTTGCTAAATCAGATAAAATACTTCCATCTACTTTTAATAAATCACCGACTACATATCCTGTACCTGCTATTGCTACTGTTGTAGAAGTAAAGTTATTATTTTCAAAGCTTATATTAAAACTTGCGCCTTCGCCAGTGCCTCCTGAATACGTTGCAGTTAATCCTGTAATATATTGATCTGTATTAATATGTGTTCCGAAGATATCAGCAGAAGCAATAGAATTTGCGCTATCTAAAACATCTGTAACTATTATTAATGCATCGTGTTCGGGAGATGTTCCTCCTAAACTTGTGCCAGGAATAATAATTCTATCACCTATTTCATATCCTTCGCCGCCGTCATTTGCAATAGCGTCTAATACATATGTAAAACTAGAATCCGAAGCAAATGATATATCAAATCTTGCATTTTCCCCAATTGAGTCGCCATTATTGCCTGTTAAATTTGTATACTGTGTTCTATTTCCTATTACAGGTTCTGTAAAAGGACTATTAAATGTAATAGTATTTCCTGCTATACTTTGAACATAGATTGCATATCCGTCGCCTCTATCAAATGCTAAATCTTCAACTATTCCAGTAACGTTTTGTACATCAACTTGAGAAGTACCTGCTTGCACATCACCTTCAGTTAAAGCAGTTAGATATAGGCCACCTCCTGCACTTTGATCAACAACACCAGTAACCTGAGAACCTAAAGGAATAGCACCATTTGCAGCTACAAGCGGAGCACCAATTGACGGCGCTTGATCGTCAAACGGAATAATAGTTGATCCTTGTAATACTGCTAGTTGGGTTACCATTGAACCTGCAGAGCCATTACTAACAACTTGTATATCAGGATTACCTATACTTGCTCCAGTATAAAATCCAGCTTGTCTTAGCTGAGTATAAGTTGTGCTTAAAACATCTCCGTTAGTTGTTCCAACCTTTGATTTTGCAAAATATTGAAACTGTGTTGGACTTACAATATTAACAATTACAAAAGATCCTTCAGCTCTTGCTGCACCAACTACACTATCTTCTAGTGCTTTAATTGTAATTGGAGTTCCTACTCCAAAACCGTGAGCGCCATTTGTTGTCACAGTAATTAATGATTGGCCGACTCCGCCTGTGCCAGAAGAAGCATCTGTAGTTACAGTTACTACAGGAGTGTCTGTACCTGGTAATTCATAAATTGACGGATAACCTCTTAGAGTACCAATCGCCGCCCATTTTGTAGGCTGTAACCCATACTCAAAGTCAGCGTCAAGCATTGATAATGGATTTGCAA